ACAGATACAAGTCTTCCTCTGGCTCTAGTATCTACCTTATCAGTTGTTGACGTAACTGTAAAGGGTCCAAGTGGTGAGCTGACAGCCACATCGTCTGGGTATGCACTAACCAATAAAGTTACTTTAGCATTACCAGTTTGATATTTAAAATCAGGTATAAATCGTCTAACAGCCATAAAAAATTCACCATCTCCTCTATAATCTGCAACACCTGTTTGCTGACCAAGAGCGCTACGTCTAGATGTTATATCCCAATCTCCAGATCTTATAAAGGCAGGGATAGCTGTGGTTGCCGTGCTATTAACTTGATCTGTCCCTTGTTCGTGTTCGTAATAAATACTGGCACCATATTTATTTGTAATTCCTAATATATCAGGAAACACAGGTGTTAGTGTATCATCATAATCTGTAGCATACGGATTATCAAATACGCTTTGATCTTGATAAGTTGTTCTATCTAAAGACGATGTTGTCCAACAGTTTTCAGAATAATTATAAGTTACACATCGATCAATCTGTTCAGATCCATCTTTTGGATAAAACCAGTTTACCTCTGTATATAAATTATTTGCACCTGCAAAGATAACATCTCTAGAATTAAAATTTAATCCAAGATTATCTCCATCTGTGCTGAATACAAAATCCTCTACAAGTGATGGTAAAGATTTAACTGTTCCATCAAATGCAAAGAATCCGCCTTGCGATCCCATCCAAAATACAGCACCATTAACAAAGGTTGCTGCGTGTTGACCAATACATCCACAGTTTGTACCAACCTGTCTAACACTAAATGTAAATGGTGGACCAACAAATTGAATTACATATGCAGCAAGATCAGTTATGACAAACACATAATCTTTACCTTGAAGTGCTGCTCGTATTTCATTACCCGTATCTAATCTAAATGTACCGGCTGTGTTAGTCGCTGTTGGTGTGTATGTATTTAAATCTTCTTGATTAGAGAATCTTACAAACATCGGATCCTGTGTTGTTGTATCACCAATGGTTGTTTCAGTTCCAAAATGAAATAGATGTCTGTCACGATCTGATACTAATGTAAATCTAGTTGCTGTAGGATTGTTACCGGTTGCAAAACCTGATGTGGTTAAAGACGCTCGTTGAGCTCTTGGATTTGATGCACCGGCATTCCATGTAAAAGTTTTACCATTAAATATAGTTGCAACTAATACTTGACCAAAATTATCAAGACTCCAGTTTCCTGGATCAAGGGTCACAGAACTTGTAGCTCTCGCTGTTCCCCAAGTCGATGCTCCCCATGTAGATGTACTCCAACCAAATCCAGTTGTTTGTGTTGTTGGTCCAACTTCAACATATGGATTAACAGTCACGGCTCCTGCAGCAGTCATACCAGAACCTGTTTCAACAGATGCAGCTTGAACAGTAAATTTATCTATATCCGGAACAGTTAATATCTCATAAACTTTTTCTAAATCTGCAGCTGTATAACCAGATGCCCCTGTAACAGTGACACTGGATAGAGTAACGTATCTTCCTACAGCTAATCCGTGTGAACCTTTATTAATAGTTATAGTGTTAGAGTTATTAACAGTTGTTAAAGTACCTCCAGTAATCGCTGTGTCTAAAGGAGTAATGTCATAAAAATCATTACCATAATATAAAAACAAACCTTGAGATGTTCCGATCGCAGAATATTTTTCACCTGCAAAACTAGAAAATGCAACTTGTGCTCTTGCTGCTCCAGGTAATGTTTTATTAGCGGCTGTTAATTGTAGCCAACCACCTATTTTTTCAGGTAATCCATATCTAAATCTAACAAAATCACCATCAGTCCATTGGCCCTCTGCACCTGATTCTGTATCTTGTTTGTTAAATCCTGGCTTGAATTTTAATTTTTGTAGCATATAAAGTCTTATATAATACTTATAAGTATAATGAAAGCGAGAATATAATGAATTTTAGGCTATTTGATATAATTGAAACTGAAAAATTTCAATTTTTAAGGATTCATAAAAATGGAAATACTAGTGTTGAAAAATGTATTAAAAATAATTTTAAAAAAGAAGAAATACATTATGTTTATAGGTTATCCAAAAAAGTAAGATTCTGTGTAATACGTGATCCTTATGAAAGATTTTTATCTGGTCTTAAATGGGATTTATGGCTTAATAAAGTTGATATTAAAGATATTGATATTACAAAACTTTTTACATCTAACGAACACAATTTACTAAACAGTTGGAAAGGTCGTGTCAATCATAGCGCTTCACAAATCCCATATTTATTTAATGTGCAATGCAGCCATTACGTAGACATAAATGATTTAAATTTATTTTTAAAAATTCATTTTAATGAAACTGCACATGAGAATAAACAAAAATACGATGATATTAATATTGAAAAATACATAGATAAAGAAGAAGTAATGAAATATTTACATTTAGATTACTATGTATATAATTATATAAAAAGGTCTCCTTTTTTATGGGAATGGCAACATGGAAAGATATTTTAAATGAATGAAAAGACAGTTAATATAACTAATTTCATAGGTGTATATGATAATTACATCACCGAAGAAGAGTGTAATAAAGCTATTAAATTATATGAAGATCAAAATAAATTTAACAATACAGTTAACAGAATTGGTGGAGAAAAATCTTCTATTCTACAAAAACAAGATCAACAATTTTTTACAGGTGCAGGAAATGTAGATGTTTGGTGGGAAACTTTAAAACCTATGATAATAAATTTCGATTTAGCTTGGAAACATTATATAAAAAACACAGGCGCTGATGACGCTTATAGAGTTGATTTTTGTTATACAAGTTTAAAAATTCAAAAAACTTTACCTACAGAAGGATATCATGTTTGGCATATAGAACATGGTAAAGGATTTGATAATGAACCTAGAGCTTTTGTTTTTTCTATATATCTAAATGATGTTGAAGATGGAGGAGAAACAGAATTTTTACATTTTTCTAAAAGAGTCAAATCTAAAACAGGTAGAATAGTTATTTGGCCTGCTGGTTTTCCATATGTTCATAGAGGTAACCCACCACTGTCCGGTGAAAAATATATTTTAACGTCTTGGATGTTGTTGAGATAATGGATCATACTGAAGCTATAGTTGAGTTAAAAAAATTTTCAGATGTTAGTTTTACAGATAGAATAATACCTTTAATAAATAAAAAAGCTAAAAAAAATTTAGAAACTATTGGAGGATTAGAAACTGCTGTTAGAAATGTAAAAGGTTATACTTTAACTTTTAATACACCCACTGATTTATTTTATTTTAACTTTATAAAAAAAGAAATACAACGATCGTATTTTTATTATAAAATAAAATTTCCACAAATGGAAAGTAAAAAAATTAATCAAATAGATTTATTAAAATATAATCCAGGCGGAAAATATGAAATTCATACTGATCAATATACTAACTCACCTAGACATTTAAGTATTATTATAAATTTAAACAATGAATATGAGGGTGGAGATTTAATTTTTGCAGATCAAAAAGAAAAAGAAATTAAAAGATTAAAATTAGATAAAGGGTCAGTGGTATTTTTTCCCAGTAATTTTATGTACCCTCATGGTATTCAACCAATCACGAAAGGAACAAGGTATAGTATAGTGGCATGGCTCCAGTAAAATATAAAGTAATAAAAGATTTTTTTAATAAAGATGAGTTAAAAATTTATCAAAAATATTGTTATAATAAATTAGATACAGACGCAGGTTATACAATAATTTCTCAATCTTTTTCACCTGGGTGGTACAATGATCCATTAATGACCTCTCTATTAGATAATAAATTATCTTTGGTAGAATCAGAGTCTGAATTAAAACTTTATCCTACTTATGCTTACTGGAGATATTATGTATTAGGTGCAACTTTAAAGCAACATATTGATAGACCTGCTTGTGAAATAAGTATCACTGCTTGTATAAAAAAATATGACGATTGGCCTTTGATAATTGAAAATGAAACAGTTGAATTAAAAGAAGGTGAGGCTTTATTATATAGTGGTCGTGAACAAAAACATGGTCGTGTAGGCACCTACAAAGGTGAAGGAATGGCGCAAGTATTTTTTCATTATGTAAATAAAAACGGACCATATAAAGCTCACGCATATGATCAATTAAGTAAAAATTTAGCTTTTTCTTATGAAGAGTAAGATGTTGGACGTGCACCTAATCTAGCGATTTTATCTTCTTCTGATTCTCCATCAACATTGTCATCATCCCAATTAAATTGTAATTGAGCTAAATGTGCTGAATCCCATTTAGTAATAAAATCTTGAAAATCACCTAAGTTAGCATCTTCCCAAGTACAATGAGGAGTAGTATCTCTGTGCTCCACTGTGTCACTTGGATTAGCTGTGCCATATTGAATAGCCCAAATGTTATTCCATTTAGCTAGTCCCCAAAAATCATCATCAGATATAGTATATCCAATTCCTTCAATAGCTCCTTCAGCAAAATTTTTGATAATTTTTTTATCTTCAAATATTACTGTCCATGTTGCGTTTGTTGCCATAATTTCTCCTACGTCTTAATAATATATATTATAGTTAAATAAGGTTGAACAACTGAAGTTGAATCACCTGTAAAAGTTGCACTCATGTTATGTTGGTGACCAGTACCAGATCCTGTACTGCTCGTACTAATTTCAGGTGAACCACTATACGCTGCTCTACCTAAAGGCCCTGGAGTTGCTGGAGTTCTACCTATACCAGAACCGTGACTGTGAGATGCAAGTTGTGCTGTTGATAAAGTTGCATTGGCTGTAGAACCGCCTACGTTTCCAGTAGATTGAACTGTGTTTGCTCCACCAGTTGACGCTAAAGCTTTAGTTCCAGATTTACCCATCGCAACGTTATCTTGTAAATCAGGTAAGTTAAATGTAGATGCACCATCTCCGGCTCCGTAAGTTGTGCCTACGATAGCAAATAATGCAGAGTAAGTTGATC